ACAGTGTGATTGCTTCTGCTTGTCTTACGTCATAGAAGCGAAACCACTGATTCCCGATAGCGCCATACGCTGAGTTTAACTGAACTTTCTTAGCCAACTGAAGATTAGAATATTTCGAAATTTCGTTTTCGCACTGCTGCTTCTCTTCCTTTGTCTTAGCAGCCTCTTTTTTCTTTTCCCAATCGAGCATTAATCTTTTGTATTTGGAACGATCGGTGTACATTTGATCCATCATCTCAGGAAGAAATCCTCGAACATCGTTTCTAAAGTAATGTCCGTTTGCTGCCATACAATGATGGCTGGTGGATTTGTACGACCCACTCAGCAATTCATTCACTGACGTGGGCGTGTGTAATCCTTCAACAAAAGTATCGGGTGACACATTATATTGCATAATCAAATGCGGGTACAGCGAGTTCAAGTCAAATGAACATACCCATTCATATCTGCCAGGAATAGGCTCTTTGACATATGCACCTTCGTACTTGGAATCTTTGACGTGTGTTTTCTTTTGAGGAACCGCAATGTTTTTTCGAAGCAAATAGTTATGAGTTAATGTATCCCACATTCTCACTTGAGTAAATACGTCGGTAAGATTTACTTTAGCATCATATGCTAGAGCAAGTACCATGTCGATCAGTTTCATCTTGTTGTCAATGCGATCAACCAAGTCAACGTCTTTGATGTTATAGTCGATGAATGTTTGAAAGTCATGCTTGTATAACTGGTGAAGATTCTCAAACTCACTGTAATCTAATTTGCGTTCACCAAGTTCCACGTAAGCAATATGATCGAGGCGGAAACTTTCCTGCTGAGTATAAGTAAACTTTTTATACAATTCGAGATAGTCTAGAATTGAGATTCCAACTAGATCGAATGCAGTCTGCTGTTTGTTATGGATAGTAGTCGTCCGTTCACTCACGAATCTCCAAGGCGACAATCGTTCTGCAGACTTCTCACTCAATACTTTAGAGATTCGATTATAGAGATACGGAACATCGAAGAACTGTACGTTCCAGCCTGTGATAATATCGGGGGATTTCTTTTCCCAAAGATCTAGGAAGTTTAGAATCAGATCACGCTCATCGTCACATTTAATATATTCAACATCATTCCGTGTGTTATGATAATCTCCACAACCAAGCACGTAGTATCGACTACGCATCTTAAATGTTATAGCAGTGATAGGTTCGTTCGCAAGAGATGGTTCTGGAAATCCATTCTCAGATCCAACCTCGATGTCGATGTTTGCTATACGAAGTAAACTGGAATCGAAATTAACACCGTCCGGAAATTGTTCATTGATGTATGCGTATGCATAGTTTGTCGTTCCATAGAATTCAAAGTTAGGAACATCTGCATACTTGTCAGTGAACTCTCTAGCCGCTCGCATCGAATCCAATTCTTTAGGGCGAACGTTTCTTCCATCAAGAGTTGTCCAACCAGTCTCTTGATCCGTAGGTAAATAGAACGTGGGGCAATACGGAACTTTCCTTGCGTACTTTCTTCCGTCATTGTATCCTATTTCTAGGATGTTGTTGCCCCGTCTTGTGAAGTGCGTGTAAAATCTTGTCATAGTACAATCTTTGAGTCTGGAGTTATGATATTACCAAACATCTGATTATACTGTGTTTCTATCTGTTTGTCAACTGTTACCGCATAGACAACGTGACTTTTGTTGATTTCGACCACATCTTGTTTTGAAAATAGAACAAGATGTTGGAGTGATAGTTGGGGTGCGCCATTTTCACCAGCGGCTAACCCAATAAGACAAGGATTTTTCAAAGTATAGATATCATTCGATTCCTCAATAATATCTCCCAAAATATCTTCACCGTTCAATATGTGAAACAACTTGATATCAGCCATAATATATCTCCTTAATGGTGTGGCGTTTTTAACGTTCTTACTGACGAACAGGGAACGCCACGGAAACCCTTATGTCTTAGATCAAAGGCATATAGCTAGTAGACATTTGTGCTTCGACCATAAGTTCTGGATACATTAAAGGTCCAGCAAGGCCTAACAAACATGCGCCAATAACTAATACCGCAAGTGCGTAATTTCTAATTTTAACAATCATGAAATCACCACCAACGTGATCATAAGAGGAGCAACTAATAATGCTGTCGCAAGAGTATATACCGCTTGCGCTTCTTCACTATACAATACTTTCATTACTCCTCCTTTGTAGATACTTCGTAACCAGCAGCCTTCCACTCCGCAATAGTGCGGCACTTCATTTTTTTATGCGGAAGACCAGCAGGTCCACGTACTTCTACTTTTGCACAAAACTTACCGGCATCATTTACCTTAGCAGTATATGATTGCTCTTCAGCCTGTACAGATTGTGCTGCTAAAGTTGCAGCAAAGATTACACCGCTACATGCGGCTAAAATTTCTTTTTTCATTTCAGTGTCCTTAGTGAGATTGAATTTCTATCTTTCTCGGACGCTGTTCTTCGGGCAGTTCAACTCTCAATTTAATGACTAGTAAACCGTTGACGAATTCAGCTCCATCAACGACAACATGGTCAGCGAGTCTAAATGTTTCCACGAACTTTTTAGTGGTGATTCCTTTGTGAAGGTAGGTTTTACCCGTTTCTTCTTCAGGATTACCACGAATGATCAGGACACCGGGCTTTGACTCGATCTCTAGATCCTTTTTCTTATAACCACCAAGTGCGAATTCCATGGCGTATTCTTCATCACTATACTTTACAATATTGTGACGAGGAAAACCCTTTTCGTTTGCGCCAATGGCAGTTAGTTTTTCGATCTCATCCCATACGTGGTCGAAACCAATGAAACGAGAATGTGGAAATGAAAACACTTTGCTACGTGTATTAACCATAATGGTCTCCTTATCTTTAAGCGAGAATGTTGTCTACCGATCAGGCCTTTCCTGCATCGGCGCATTTATTTATAACACATTTTTACCGAATTGTCAATTATTTTCTAGATTATTTTCTAGCCAATCTTCAGCCGTCGTACCTTCAGTTTCGGTTGTGGCTTCACGATAATAAATGATGAGTTCTTTTTGTTGCCTCACATAACGGCGAACCTCTTGGAAGTTCTCTGCCATTTTTTCATAACCATCGGGAGTAAGTGCGAACACTACGAAGTTACCGTCAAGGATCTTTTCAATCTCCTTGATTTTTTCTTGTAGGTTCTCTTCGGTAATGACAAAGAAGTTTACATTGAGGAGATCAATCTCCGCTGGCAGCGGCGGTTGATAGATCCGCAGAGGGACTTTCTCCGTCACTGTCACTATCTGTGGTTCTGGTGGGATCACTATCTCCTCCGATCCCCACTCCAGTCGTGGCATCCACTGGCAACCCTGAAGTAGCAGGGTCGTTATCATCAGCGTCCATAAGTTCTTTTGTATCATCTTCTAGCATCCTAAACACTTTCTCAGTGCCATTGTTAATTCGTTTCTCGATCATGCCTGGTTTAGCACGAGCAAGACGTGTCAAGTTGTGATCTTTAAAGATCTTCATATAGTTTGCTTTGTCTTTTGCCAGTTCATTATTTTTGGCAGTCAAGGCAGACATTGCCGCTTCGGACTTTTTTGCGTTTTCCTCAGCCGCACGAAGAGATTCCTGCGCAGTCCTCACAGCAATTTCCATCTGAACTTGATTTTCTTTGAGTGTGCGATTATTTGCTTCGAGTTTACTCATTGCAGCTTCATACTTCGCAACTGTCGTTTGATAGTGCATATATCCACCACCAATTGTGCCCACAATCGCAAAAATCATTATCAATTTAAAGTACATATTATTCTACTCGTTTTTTAGATCCTATGCTATATTTGGTGATCAGTTCCCATTCAGATCGCTCACCATAAGGAAGAATCTTGATCTGCGAAAGTGGACATAAAGGTTGTTCAGACATTGCTGGGTTTACAATTTCAATCAAACCCCACTCCGATAATAATCGAGAAATAGAATTTCTTCTGCCTTTATCGTTATCTTCAAAGTTTGTCGGCTTACCATCTAATGCAAAAAGCTCCTTAAAGTGGACAATATAATATTTACCTCTCTTATGAAGAATATGACAAGACTGATAGAGTTTTTTGTCTTTCCTAGAAGCAACACCAATTCTCTGTAGAGTTTCTCTAACTTTTAAAAAATCATCCGGATTCTTGAGGCGAACCTCCAACAATGTATCTACGTTCACATCCATTATAGTAATAACTCCCCATGACGGTCACCCGCCCTTATCTGCTTTTTTTCTTATTTGTTTTAGTTGTTCTTCACTTAGAACATTAAGTGCCTCTTTTGCTTTAGCTTTGCTGTAACCGAACATTTCAGATATTAGCAATATATCATCTGAGATTTCTTCTTTATACCACTTACTAAATCTCTTGCGAGGTCTTATACTATTTAGCAAATATAAGAATTGCGCTTTCTTGGGGAGAGCGTGATATCGATTCATTTCGTTTGCATAGAATATCGAATCGGGGAAATAAGATAATCCACGGTTAGTCAGAAATGGCTCATACGCTTTCTCCGCCAATTCATCATTAGCGGAGTCATGCATAAGATTTTCTTTTGTTGAGTTAATTGCCTTCAGATAATCAAACGGTTTCATTTTACAGTGATATGCTCATAATATTTTGTTTCAAGAAGTTCACGATTCTTTAGATGCTGATCTTCAATGTCATCTTTTGACTGGCCATAATACTCTACTGCGAGGTGTTTGTCAATCATTAATTGATTCACAGAACACTGTCGGTCCGTTTCAGGATCGTATACAATGAACTCACCAAGAATACGACCAAACTTACCTGTCGCATCTTTGTGCGTCTTGAGCGTGCCTTCTTTACCCAGCATTGCTTTTAGGAATTCCTTAGCCGCAAGTCCAAATCGCTTTTCCTCTTTATCACGAGTACGGGACTCAGGAGTATCAATACCATACAACCTAACACGCTGGTTACTGAGAATAACATCAAAACCAAGATCAATGTCAATGTCCACTGTATCGCCATCCACCACCTTTTTAATTTTACACCTATATTCATACATATTATTTTCCTTGATTAAAATCTAAAACTGTTTGTCCACCACCCTTGGTTATCGCATCCCACTCTTGTGGTGAGACATCATCAATTGAATGATGAAAGGGTGCTGGATTATTTAGATAATCATTTAAAACTTTGGGCTTGTTATTTTGTTCTTCATCGTGTACATACAATTGAATCAACGTATAATGCAAAACTTTCATTAAGTCTTTTCGCCATTCAGCAGGCGTCTCACCTTTCTTTCCGTATCGTTTCAGATACTTTTTAGCATTACCGATACAAAATCCTGTCCCGTGACCATCATCAATAATGTCCTCGGTCGCTTGAATCTTGCCTCCAGCATAATGTTGATCGTATGTTGAGTTTACATAATTAGCAAACTCTTCAATTAGTTCACCTTCATTGAACTTATAGTTCGGTGTAATATCACATGGTTTCATAATATGATTCCTATTGCCATCTGTAGAATTTATGTTGACCGATTTGACCAACCGATTGCATACCTCTATCATTTACCCAGTCGGGTGTTACATATGTCGCATGATAATGTGTTGACCCTTCAGTTATACCACGAAAGTCCTCATTTGTCAAGGACTTTTCGGCTACCATCCTCGCTTTAATCCAAGCATGTTCCTCAAAGGGTTCATCATCCAATCCATCACAATACCAACTAAACTGACAAGCATTTTTAACTGGTACAACGTTGCCTTTCCAGTTTACTCTGGTCTTAGCCTGCTTA